GGAATTTTGTATGAACATATCAAGATCATCATAGACCTCCATCATATCTAGAACAGTACATTCGAGAACTTGGAGACTAGATTCTTCCAGAAATTGTTCGTACTTCATTCTCATTGCACCAGGAAGTTTTTTAAGTGTCAATGATGAAATATAACATCGTGTCTTGATACCAAAAGAACCACGAGGTAAAGGGAAAAGAAAGTTAAAAGCACAAAAATCGTCGCCTTGAGAAAGATCTCCACCAAGTGCGCATGGCATGTTCCAAAAATCTCTTTTTCTATGAGGTAATGTCTCTTCATAGGTGAAGAAATATGTGTAACCTTCCATGGGAATACCAAATCTCTTAGCTAAGATATCATTACGAGCAGCGGGAACGTTTTCAGCTCTTTCCACATCCAACTGGTATGTTTCATATGTAACAGTCAGTCCAAGATTTGGATTTGCTTTGGGCCACATTCTTGGATTGACAACTTCTGCAACATCATCAAGCTTATAATACCAGATTGAGACATGAGGGTTGTTATACTCACCCTTAAGGATGTCCATCAATTCCATTTTGATAGTGTCGCCGCTGCTATTTCGGATTGTTCCTTCAGAACTCATGGCTACTATTAAGTAGTCATCCAATTTAGATGCACCTTGCTCTAGGGCTCCAACTACATCTTCCCTGATGTCTCCAGAAAGCCACTCGTCAACTGTAGAAATCTTTGGTCTTAGTCCTTGCAACTTGTCAATCGACATTGGACGAATTTCTATAATAGAACCTGTTAAGAAATTCTCGATTCCTTTTTTAGTTGATGCTAACTTAACACGATTTACTTTTGATCCAGTAGTGTTCTGGAGAGAACCCTCAGTTAAGAACTTGAAAAGCGGTCCTCTGCTACGGATGATAGAAGTTCTGATCGGCGATACAACCTCTTCCGCTTGCTTCATTGTTGGAGCGGTCGTAACTTGGTGAGTCGTAGACGTATCTACATTTAAAAAGTAACTTTGAATGCAAGATGCATACATAGACTTCGCAGCACCTCGAGCAACTATTAAGTATTGCTTATTGATTAAACGCTTCTTTATTCTTTTGCGAATGTAACGACCACCATGATTATCTGGATCAGGAACGTAGACGCTCCTCTCGACGAAGTAATACCATCCGAAGATTTGCTCAGCCCATAGTTTAAAAGTATCTAGTAGGGCTAAGTTGCTGCCATCTGTTAATGTCAGTTCGTTTTCACAATACCTGACAAAACCTTCTACAGCCTCTTCATCATAGAAAACTCCAGGATTGTCGATCAAAGCGTCGATCCTGTTCATCTCCAAAGAAATTTCTCTACAAACTGGAATCTCGCCTCGAACAACTCGTTCCCTGAACTCTCCATAATATTTAGGTGTAGCGGTGTTAGATAGTGACATTATTCACCCTTTATCCGTAAGTTGCTTTCGCGAGCCACTCTCCAACTTTCCAGGCTCCAACCACAGCCAAAGCAACTGTAGAAAGATATCGGCCCCTTTGCCAGGTAACCGTTACTTCTTTGCTTTTTAACTCGGAAATTCTCTTTAAGCCGATTTGCTCGCCAAGTGCTTTGTCAACTGCATTTTTTGCTTTGGCTCTGGTTTCCTTCCCGATAAGTGGTTTCATGCGTCCTCTAAGAGGACTGTTAGTAGAAATGGTTGTGCCAACACTTCCCGGACGGTTACGACGTACTCCCCAACGCATACCAGGAATGCCGAAGTGTTTAAGATCTTTTTCCATTGTTCCTCCTATACCTTTGATGTGTACCAGTCAAATAGTTTCTTACCCATTGCTGCAAGAACCATAATACTTCCAGCAGCACCGGCAGTTTTACCAAGGGTTGATATAACACTACTAACTGCTTTTTGACCTCGTTTACTGACGCTTGGATTTAGATCTTTATAACGCCGTTCCAGATCCATGCGATTGGCTACGGTTTTTAATTCATCGTTCGTCATATCTTTTACCTTTTTCGAACGAAGGACTGTAGCCGTTTTGTGATCTGCACTACCTGGCGTTGGCGGTTTAATAAGTGGACGATACTTCTCAAAAGGAGATCTCGCTGATCCAACAGCATGACCACCTCCAGGCTGATCTCGACGAACTCCCCAGCGCATACCTGGAACACCAAAGTGTTTCAAATCATTATTCTTCATCTACTACCTCCTCAACTGGAGCTGGCGTGGAAATAACCATGAATCGCCATTCCAATTCCAAGATTTGTTTTTGTATGGCGTCTACCAAAAACGAAACGGTTGGAGGATCGAAAGATAGACGGACCTTATACCAAATATAGCTTCTTATAGCTTCAAGAAGCGCTCCTCCTTCTTCTACTAAATCACCCCACTCAGCTGTATCGTCCGTAACAACGAAAGGCGTTTCAGGTCCAATACCAAGTTGGTTCAGTACTACGAATGCAGTATTAATTTCCATAAGTACAGCTGAATCAAAGTCTGTTACAGTAGTTGGAATTCCTAATGCAGACTTAATATGAACTAAAATACTATCTGCCATCTCTACTCCTTTCTAGCGCCAAGGAATTGTATCATGAGGGCGACGGACGATAGGCGCTTTGATTAATAACGATTCGTCACCATAATGGATAGCTCGATGAGTTCTAGTAGTTGTGCAGATAAGAAAGTCAAGATTGAAAATATCTTCATTGCCATGGATTATGTCGTTAGGAGTTATTGGATTCATGTGATGAATCAGAATATGACTATAAATTTCATAGTCGGGTATTCCTAGGTCGCAAGAGTTATCTCGTAAAATAACTTTGTATCTTACATCTTGCCATTCTCTAGAAGTATATAGTTTCTGATTCAAATATCGATCAAATCCAAAGGTCTCCGAGCCCACACGTCCGTGCAATTTAAGATAGTCGAAACGCTCTTCAAAAGTTGATAGTCGTCTCAACTCTCTGTATCTAAGACTCTTCAATATCTCCTTCCTCACTCCTATTAGGTCTATAGGATGCCATAGCGTTCAAAGCGTCAGAATATAGTTCTTCAATTTTCTTTACAGATTGAAGTGCATCGGTCTTAGCTTTTAAAAGTTCTGTTTCCATTTCAATTTTCGTTTTCTCTAAACGCTCTTTACTAGATGCTAGTTTCAAATAATGGGTTATAACCATTGAACTAGCCGTTCCTTCAACGAGCTGCTTCTCTGCTAAATCTACAGCAGCTTTAATTAATTGGTTCTCGCGCGCTTCTGGAGATCTAGCTAGAGGACGAGCCTTTTTTATATCACTAGGAAGTTTTTTAGAAGCGCGCATAAGAACCTCACTAATTATTCTCCAAAAACCGCTTTTTCTAAACGGTCAAGACGTTCGTTTACCGTCAAGGGTGGAGGACTTCCTTTTGCCCATGCTTGGAATTCTGTCTCTGTTCCAATAAATTCATCTAAATCAACAGCTCCGGTTGACCAAGGAACAACAACATCCAGATCCCACTGATTAATAAGCATTGGTAAATGGGTTGGAGATGGACTTGGAGTATCTGTAGCAAACCAAAAATCATGTCTTGCTAATTCGTGTTTCTCATCCAGAGTAGATGCAGCCCACATTTGATTAAGCACGTCTCTATTTGTATAGAGTGTTCCAACAATTCCAGTATTGGTTTCTAAACTGGAAAAGAAGTCCAAACAAAAGTTAAGCATGTTCCTTCCACTAGGACGGGGTCCCCAAACATCACGAAACTCTAAATCCTGACAAACATGCCGATTTCCATAGTTTCCATTTGCTTTTAAGATTAATTGGGTGACATTCACTATTGCAGAATATCGGTAATCACAAAACCAATATGGATCCCATGGAACTTCAACCGATTCACAACCAATTCGATGAGTTTCAAACATATTATCTTTCGGGAGCATTCCCTGGCCAAGTTTGATAATCGCGAAACGAATTCCTGAAAGTTTCATAACATCATACCTAACATTGATGTTACAATAGGCGAGATCTGTGCCTTTTATCATGGTTTATTTACTCCTTTTTGTTAAGTCAGATATAGATTCCAAGCACTTCTAGAAGAGACGTCAATACTCTACCACCAATAAAAGGCCTCTTGAAAGGAGAAAAACGACTGCCATTTTTTATCGTGTATGACGTCTCTTCTGAAAGTGCTTGGAATCTTTTAATTATTATGCTTCGTTCGGAAATTCTACGCCAGATATCGCTTCTTCGACATAACCAACAAGCATTACAAGTGTGCCTTCGGCTAAATCAGATCCAGAGCTTGATTGAATTGTAATGCGATTAATAGCAGCCGTGCTCTTCCAGAAACGCCCATAATCTAAGACGTATGAATCCGTATCATCAAGTATATCTACTGCATGCGATTGTGAGGTTTTATAGAAAAGAGTATTGGCATAATATGGGATCAATAATTTCATTTGACCAACTTTTCCATTCACTCCTGGAAAATCTGCAGCAACTGCTGTGTCATACTCACTTAAACCAAACACAGTATTTCCACCATACATACGATCTGCATGAT